AGCTCATTCTTCTTTATTCCACTAACAAGACAACTTACCTTTCTTGCCACGGCGTCTTGTGTGACAAGAGTCTTTCCTTTAGCTGTTATAGTGCCATGAATCCATGCAGTGAAATTTGCACCGTCCGCCGCGGCAGGCGCTGTATTCACTACAGCTATGATGGTTCCAAAACTGCTCTGTCTTATGGCCGCTGAGTCATCGGAGTTACCTCTTTTGACAAAGCGCCAAGCACCGAACATGGGATTTTCATGGACGTTAATGTCTATGGACTTGTTGTCTCTGGGCCTGATTAGTATTCTTGGTAGTGTTTGTCCAAACTTCCTCTTTGCTAATGTAGGATTAGCTGGACAATCTGCATTTATGGGATCGCTCATATATGACATCAAAACCGCACCGCTTGAAGTGCCAAGGGGGCTTGTACACTGCACATCCAATTTTAAATCATCGATGGTCCAGTACTGGTAATTGACTAGCTCTTCGGAGATGCTAGCGTCTAGTTGAAGCTCAAGAATTGGAGTTCCTGCTCTGATTTGCGCGTTCAAAGTCATGTTTGCAACCTCATAAGATATGACATGTTTATAAGTCTCCCCTGGTAGATTGAAATGAGGTCCGCCATTGGAGAATGTTGTGGTTTTGCTGGTTTCACCGGACGACGGAGTCGTTCCGATGTTAGCCATTGATTCGTCTTTGTTGGATTGCATTATTGGATGATTTTCCACAATTCGAAAGTTTAGAACTTACCTTGATTGTTTTTGCCTTTTGTGGTCTTCTTAAGCACCACCTTGTACAGCTGTGAGAATGTGACGTTCGCTGTGCGCTGCTTCAAGCTGGTGATGACTTTCCCTTTGGAGTAGTTGTACAGAAAGGACCACAATGCCTCGCTCTGCATCTGTGTGCAACCGTAATACTGTTGGACTGCAGCGCAAGAAGCGGCGATCTCATCTCTGCATGAGACGTGATTTATCCAATCCTTCACGGCTACAATGTACTCTTGCACATCCTTGTCGTCTCTGTAGCTCTTGTTCAAAACCTTGCTGCACAGTCTAGGCAGATCCAAGCCGAGGCCGGTTTCGGTGACGATGAATCCGACAAAAGGCAAATTGGTGCCTGTCTCGACCTTCAGCTCTTTGCGCTTCTTGACATAGTTGACCTTGCGTGCTGAGATGTAAGCATCATCACCCTTGAACATCGCCAATCTGAGACCTTCTATCTCGAACGATGCACCAATTCTGGCCATAGAGTCAACGGTGTTGTTGAGATAGGTCCAATTGATGCCGCTTTGAAACGTCTCGACGTTGTTTATGCTGAAGTCCAGACCATACCCGGTCCACTGGATGCATGCTTGCTGGACCAGATCGTAAGTGTGACTTGGCACTCCAATCGCCTCAAAAAGCCACCTAAAGACAAGATGTGTGGCTTCAGTCTTGGTGGTGTCTTGTTCAGAGATATCGCAAGCCACATTCTGGAAAGTGCCTTTCATCTTGAGTCTTGCATTGACCTCCTTCTTGAAGGTCTTGGGATCCTCTCCATTGGGCAAGAGAACACCTTTACGCAGACACGCCTTCAACTTGTTCTCAAGCGCCATTGTGTAAGGTGAAGCAATGTGGTTCAGTGTCTTAGGTTGTGCTGAAATAACCTGGCCGCACTTAGGCAAGCGCTCCAACTCGGAGTTAACCACCTTCTCATCACCTCTGAAAGCGCCATCTGGTTTCAAGTCATTCTTGTGCTGATTCTTGTTGAAGAGAAGGATTCTACTGGTGGTTTTGGAACTCTCGCCGTACACGCCTTCGTCTTGCCTCTGTGGGTCTTTCTTCTTGTGGATATTCTCAAGCAACTGTATCAAGAATTGCGTCAACTCCTCTTGCGTAAGCTTCATTGATGCAAGCTTCTCCAGGTCCACAAACTTGTTAAGACCGATCCATAGCTCCATCGCCAACTTGTAGAC